TTGGCACTGATTACACCAAGAAATCGCAAGCAGTAGCAGAGGAGCGCAAAGCCGTAGAGGCAGAGCGTCAAGCAATTCAGGAAGCTAAAGTCTTACGCGATACGTACGCGCAAAGACTTGAGATGATTGAACAGATGCTAGCTCCTCAACAAGAGGATGATCTTGAATACCTGAAAGAGACTGATCCTATTGGATACTCTGTAAAGGTAGCTGAGATGGTTCAGAGAGAGAAGCAACTAGCTGCTGCACAAGCTGAAAGATCACGAATCCAACAGCAACAGGAGCAGGATAGACAAGCACAGATGCAGCAAATGGTCGCTGAGGAAATGCAGAAACTATCGAGCTATATCCCTGAATTCTCTGATCCAGCTAAGGGCGAAACTATCAGAAATGATATTCGTGCATTTGGCAAACAGATCGGATTCTCTGACCAAGAATTAGCGGCTGTCTATGATAGTCGTGCGGTACTAACTCTGTATAAGGCTATGCAATACGATAAGTTAGTCGCTAGTAAGCCAGCTATCACTAAGAAGGTGAATGAGGCTCCTAAAGCGATTAAGCCTGGCGTATCTAAGCCCAGAGATAGTAATGCTGAAGAAATACGGAAACTAAAGGCACGTGTCAAATCTAGTGGAAGTCCAAGAGATGCGGCAAGTGTATTTGAACGCTTTTTATAAAGGATTGAATCATGTCAATTTATAACGCCTACGACGCAATCGGTCAGCGCGAAGATTTGACCGACGTAATTTATGACATCAGCCCAACAGAAACTCCATTTATGAGTTCTATTGGCAAGACTAAAGCTACTGCTGTTTACCATGAGTGGCAGACTGACTCGTTGGCTGCTGCAACTACTAACAATGCTGCTGTTGAAGGTGCTGATGCGTCTGACGCAACACTGTCACCAACAACTCGCTTGGGTAACTACACTCAGATTCTGCAAAAGACTATCAAAGTCTCTGGAACTCTGGATGCAGTTAACAAGGCTGGTCGTAAGTCTGAGAAGGCATACCAGTTGGCTAAGGCTTCACAAGAGCTTAAGCGTGACCTCGAGACTATCCTCTTGAGCAATCAAGGTCGTTCTGCTGGTTCGTCTAACTCAACTGCTCGTAAGATGGGTTCGTTGCTGTCATGGATCAAAACCAACTCTGACGCTCAGACTAACGGTGCTGATCCTACGACAATCGGTGTATCGACTCGTACAGACGGTAACACACGTACATTTACCGAAACTCTGCTGAAGTCAGTAGTTGCTGAGGTATTTAGTTCTGGTGGCGTACCTAAGATTCTGATGGTTGGTGCTACTGGTAAACAGAAAGTATCTAGCTTCACAGGTCTTTCTGCTTATCGTTATAACGTCAATGGTGGTACTGGTAGTGCTCAGGCAACTATTATCGGTGCTGCTGACGTTTACTTGTCGGACTTCGGTTCAATGAGTGTTGTTCCTAACCGTTTCATGCGTACACGCGATGCTCTGATCCTTGATCCTGAGTATGCTGCATTGGCTTATCTGCGTCCATTCCAGACTATCGAGCTTGCAAAAGCTGGTGATGCTGACAAGACTCAGGTATTGGTTGAGTGCACATTGGAAGTTAAGAACGAAGCCGCTCACGGTATAGTGGCCGATCTTAATATGGCACTGTAATTGAATAGCCCTCAGGGATTCGTCTCTGGGGGCATTTAAGAGGATTTATGACCTATAGACAACAAGTTGTACATGCGGACGGTGATGGTGGCTTAATCATCGAAACTAAACAGGATGTTACTGAGATATTAGAAAGTAACAACCAAATCAGAGAGGCAGATAAGGCAAGAACTGGACACGTTAACGAATTACACCATGTAGCTCGAATTCCTTTTACGGTTATTGATGAATTGAATAAAAAGGGAGTTATGAAAGGGTTTAATATCGTTGATGATGTAGCTTTTGCTCGATGGCTCAATGATTCCGATAATGCACAATGGAAAGTTTATAGGGGTACTATCTAATGGGTATAACAGTAGGTGTATGCGTTCCAGCTAGGGATGAGGTTCATACAGGATTCGCGTTTGACTTTGCGAAGATGGTAGGAAGAGATTCTAAGTTTCGCTGTGGAACTGGTGAAAACGGACTGAAGTTATACACAATGGCTGGTACGTTGATATTCGATCAGCGTGAAAAGCTGGTTGATGCTGCGTTAAGTGAAGGATGCGACTATATCCTATTCATTGATTCAGATATGCGGTTTCCTAGCGATACGATAGAAATATTGTTAAGTAGGAATGTACCAATTGTCGGAGTTAATGCAGTAACTAGACGCAAGCCTACGCTACCAACAGCATTGAATCTACAGCTAGAAAAAGATGAAAATGGCAAGATTATTCATCATGCATGGCATAAAATAGATTCTAAGAACAAGGAAGGTATTGAGCCTTGTACGGCTGTAGGTGGTGGTGTAGTAATGATTCACAAAGATGTATTTAATGCGGTTAAAAAGCCGTGGTTTGACGTTGGATGGGGTTCTAAGGGGATTATTGGCGAAGATGTACATTTCTGCGTCAAAGCCTTAGATAACGGATTCCAGACGTATGTAGATCACAGTCTATCTAAGCATATTGGTCACATTGGAACGTATGAATACCGATGGGATGATGTAGAGGATGGTGCTGTGGAGAGACACAACTCAGGGAAATAGCTATGGCATTTACGAGCTACAGTGATTTAAAGACTACGATAGCAAACTATCTAGCTCGTAGTGACCTAACAGACCAGATTCCAGACTTTATTGCTCTGGCTGAAGCAAGGCTCGCTAGAGAGCTTAGAACGCGTAAGATGCTCGTTGTGGCTCGTGCTGATACCGTAGCAGGTACAGAGACTCTTGGGCTTCCTAACGACTTCCTAGAGATGCGTGACGTACATTTACGTACTACCCCTGCTAGTCCTGTAACGTATCTATCTCCTAATGCTTTTTTTGCAACAGCTAGGACGACTGATTCAGGTAAGCCATTGAACTATACGATTCTATCGTCAGAGATTCAATTTGCTCCTATTCCTGATACTGCTTATAGCGTACAGATGTTGTACTACTACAAGCCACCAGTCCTAAGTGACACTAATTCATCAAATGTATTTTTGGCTAACTATCCTGATGCTTTGCTTTATGCGTCATTGGGTGAAGCTGAACCGTACTTAATGAACGATGCAAGGCTCCAGACTTGGGGTGCTTTGTATGATCGTGCTATTTCAACAATCAATGTGGCTGACCAGAGTAGTGAATATGGCGGTCAACCTATGTCTATGTCAGTGAGGTAAATCATGGCAGAAATGAGTAATTATTTAGAGAACGCTTTAATTAACGGAACTCTGCGTGGTACTACCTACACAGCTCCGACTACGACTTATTTAGCGTTATATACGTCTGATCCTACTGATGCTGATACAGGCACAGAGGTAACTGGTGGATCGTATGCTCGTCAGGCTATTACGTTTGGTGCTCCTAGTAACGGTGCATCAACGAATAGTGCTGCTATCGAGTTTCCACAAGCTACGGCTGATTGGGGAATCATTGCGTATGTAGGTATTCGTGATGCTTTAACTAGTGGCAACTTGCTATATCACACACCACTAGATACGAGTAAGACTATTAGCAATGGCGATATATTTAAGATAACTTCTGGAAACTTATCAGTAACTTTAGCGTAAGGTGAATTATGTCAACAATTGTCACTCGTGCTGGTAAAGGTTCGGCACTAAGTTATACCGAGGTTGATAATAACTTTACGAATCTTAATACTGACAAATATCAGTCTGGAGATGCTTTAGGAACTCCAGCATCAGGCACACTAACGAACTGTACAGGACTTCCAGCATCTACTGGTATTAGCGGATTAGGAACTAGCGTATCTACTGCTTTAGGTATTAATGTAGGTTCATCTGGTGCTTTTGTTGTTAATGGTGGTGCTTTAGGTACACCAAGTTCAGGTACATTGACTAACGCTACTGGATTGCCTATATCAACTGGTGTAAGTGGTCTAGGTACTGGTGTAGCTACATTTTTGGCTACTCCATCATCAGCAAATTTAGCGACTGCTGTAACGGATGAAACTGGCTCAGGATCGCTTGTATTTGGAACATCTCCAACTGTCAATAATCCGACAATTACTAACTATGTTGAGTCAGTTGTTGCTATTGGTACTGTTACTACTACTAATACCATTGCATTAACTAATGGAACAGTTCAGACAGCTACTTTAACTGCTTCTACTGCTTGTACGTTTACTATGCCTACGGCAACTGCTGGTAAATCATTCGTGTTGTTGCTAAAACAAGCTGCAACTACTGGTAATGGTACTGCTACGTTTACTGGTGTTAAATGGGGAACTGCTGGTGCTCCTACCATTACTGCTACGGCTGGAAAAATGGATATTCTGACATTTGTTGCTGATGGTACGAATTGGTATGGCTCGATTGCTCAAGGTTACACACCATAAAGGTTAAGAATGTTTGCTTTTACTAAATTAATGCAAGCAATGGTGGCTTCTGGCACAGTTAGTGATCCATATTTCTATCTAACTACGCTATTGCTTAATACCAGCAGCACTAACGGAGCACAGAACAATACCTTCATAGACTCGTCTAGTAATGCTTTTACGATTACTCGTAACGGTAATACTACGCAGGGAACATTCACACCGTTTAGTCAGACAGGGTGGAGTAATTATTTTGATGGAACAGGCGATTATTTAACTATTGCTGATAACGCTGCTTTTGATATTGGAGCAAGCGAATTTTCTATTGAGGCATTTGTTTATCCAAATGGTAGCGTAAATTCTGATTATATTTTTGGTCAAGTTACCTATTCAACTGCTGCTGGTTCTTATGTTTTATGGGTAAATTCTACTGGATACCCAACATTTTATTCTACTACTGGTGGAACTTCAGCTACAAGAAATGATATTACTTCATCAACTTTATTGCCTTTAAATAGTTGGTCACATATTTGTATTTGCAGGTCTGGAACAACTTTAAGTTTGTTTTTGAATGGCACAAGAGTTGCAACTCAAACATATTCATCAACAATATTCAACGCAACAAATACAGTAGCAATTGGTGCTGATGCTGTAGGTAGTGGTCCTTTTAATGGAAATATTTCTAATCTTAGAATGTTAAAAGGTACTTCAGCTTATGATGCAACACAAAGTACATTAACTGTTCCAACTTCAGCATTAAGCGCAATAACAAATACTCAATTATTAACATGTCAAAGCAATCGTTTTATTGATAACAGTACAAATGCTTTTGCTATTACTCGCAATGGCGATACATCAGTCCAAGCCTTCTCTCCATTTGCTCCTACTGCTGCATATAGCACTACTACAGTAGGTGGTAGCGGGTATTTTGATGGTACTGGTGATTATTTATCTACGCCAAATGCTTCCGCATTACAACTTACAAGCGCAACAGCATTTACTATTGAGTTTTGGGTGTATTTAAATAATTTAACAACAAATGCGTCACCAATTATTGCCTACAATAATTCTTCTCCATTTCAAGGTTATGGAGTACAGCTAGATTCAGCAACTACTGGACAATGGCGTTTTTGGGATGGAACCACATGGACAGCATTTGGACCTGTAGTTAAAGCAAATACATGGACTCATGTAGCAATTACTTATGAAGGTAGCGGAACAACAAGAAGATTTTATGTTGATGGTGTTCAACAAGGTTCTGCCGGAACTATACCAAGTTCAATAAATTACACTACAGGAACAGTTTACATAGCTGCATCTGCTGCTGCATCGGCAACAATCATAGGTTATGTATCTAATCTTAGAGTGGTAAAAGGAACTGCTTTATATACAGGCTCTACTTATACAGTACCTACAGCACCATTTACAAATATTACTAATACGTCTTTACTGCTTAATTTTACCAACGCTGGTATCTATGACGCTGCTGCTAAGAATGATTTAGAGACAGTAGGCAATGCACAGGTAAGCACTACACAGGCTAAGTTTGGTACTACGTCTATGTATTTTGATGGTAGCGGTGACAGGTTATATCAGCCATCAAATCAAAATTACAATTTTGGTAGCGGTGATTTTACTATTGAGTTTTGGGCGTATCCAATAACTCAAGGTGGTCATGGTAGCAGTAATAATGATTGTCTTATTGATTTTAGAGATGCGTCATCTACTGCGGTTGCAAGAGGTACGTTATATATTTATTTAAATGGAACAGGAATTTATTGGTATGTAAATGGCGCAAATAGAATTACTGGAGGAGCTATTTCAAATAACACATGGACACATATTGCTTTATGTCGTTCATCAGGAAATACAAAATTATTTTTGAATGGTACGCAATCCGGTTCTACTTATGCAGATACAAATGTTTATTTAGTAAGCCCAATAATGATTGGTGAATTTAATGATGGTACTGGAGGCGGTAATTTTTATGGTTATATGGACGAGTTAAGAATTACTAAATATGCGCGTTACACAGCTAACTTTACAGTTCCAGCAGCAGCCTTCCCAGTTCAATAAGGTGACGTATGCTTTACTCTAAAAATGGAAGTATTCCAAAACCTGAGACAGACGGAACTGAAGGCTGGATTGAGGTTCCTGACCAACCTGATTGTCCTAAAGGTAAAGAGGTAATCTGGTGGTATCCACCTGGTTGGGTTATTCGTGATCCTAAGCCAGCAGGTAATTGGTCGTGGAGTCAGTCTGAGGAACGATGGGTTGAGATTGTGCATGTAACAGAACAGATTCAATCATTAACGACTGATCAAATTGTTGCAATGGAAACGTCTCAAATAAGCGGCTTAAATGGCTAATTACGTAGATTACGACTATTGGGTATATGGATATGGCGATGGTGATTTAACTCAGCCAGATCGTTACGTCCTAGTCGGATATTGGACTGATGGCTATGCAGAATATGAGACTGCTGATTCATCGTCTGCTTCTATAAATGGTACTGCTACAGTTACAGTAATTGCATCTAAAGTTAATTCTGCTGTTGCTGCTATAACTGCTAATGCTCAGGTTGAATCTAATGCAATAAGAATACAAACTGGTATAGCGTCAATTGATGGAACGGCTACAGTATCGGCTAATGCTGTTACTGCTATCGGTGGTAATGCAAGCATAACGGCTGAGGCTATATTCTATGCTTTAGGTGGCGTTGCTTATTCAGGCAATGCTAGTATTAACGGAACAGCAACACTTGATGTTATTAATGTATCTGGATACGAATGGACTGATGTAACTCCAGAAGCAGATGCATGGAACGATGTAAGTCCAAATACTAATGTTTGGCAGACAGTATCTACTGAATCAAATACATGGGCTAGACAGTAATGGCAAAGCAAAAGATTATCTTCGGTGAATGGCTGCCAGATCAGCCTGGAGTAACTGGTGCGGTAACTGATGCGGTCAATTGTTATCCAGTTACTAACGGATATGCTCCATTTAAGCTAGAGGCAGATTATTCCGCTAATGCTACTCAAGACTTGCTAATTACATTTGCTGGTAAGTATGGCGGTGCTACGACTCTATTTGCTGCTGGTGCTACTCAGGTTTATAAGTTTGATTCTAGCGATACGACACTAGATTCTGTAAGCACTACATATACGGCTGATGATCCAGCATCATGGGATGTAACTCAGTTTGGCTCTAAGATGATTATTGCTAATGGGGTAAGTAAGTTGCAAGCATACGATTTGGCTGGTGGTTCATCATTTGCTGATTTATCTGCATCTGCTCCTGTTTGCAAATATGTAACAGTAGTTCGTGATTTTGTTGTTGCTGCTGACGATGGAAGTGATACTAATAAAGTCTATTGGTCTGATATTAACGATGAAACTGACTGGACTCCTGGTGCTGCTAGTCAATCAGACACACAAATTCTTCCTGATGGTGGAGATATTACAGGTCTAGCTGGTGGTGAATATGGCTTAATCTTTATGGAGCGAGCTATCTATCGTATGAGTTACGTAGGATCGCCGTTATTCTTCCAATTTGATGCTATTTCTCGCACTTTAGGCTGTTCTACTAACGGTTCTATTGTCCAATTTGGTGGAATTACGTATTTTCTATCGGATGATGGATTTTATGCTTGTGATGGGCAGACAACTAAGAGCATTGGTGCTGAAAAAGTAAACCGTTGGTTCTTTGATAACGCTATTCCTGGTGAAATTCGCACTTCTATGAGTGCTACTGTTGATCCAGTACGTAAATTAATCGCTTGGAACTTTAAAAACTCGTTTGGTAGTCGTTATTTGCTGTTGTATTCCATCGATTTAGGTCGTTGGAGCTATGCAGAGACTACTGCTACGTCTATTGCGTTTTGTTTGACTCCTAGTGCGACACTAGAGCAGATTGATAACTACAACAATAACTTAGATACATTAGATATTCCGCTAGATTCTCGTGTTTGGGCTGGTGGAATCCTGCTGTTTATGGGTGTTTCAGGTCAAAAAATTATCTCTTTCTCAGGTCAGAACAAGGATGCGTCTATATCATCTGGTGATATAGATGCTGGAAGGTCTGTTATCACATTTGCTAGACCAATTATTGACAATGGAACTGGCACTGTATCGGTGGCTAGTCGTGAATTGTTATCGGATGGTATTTCATTTAGTACAGCAGTAGCGGCTAATAGCGAAGGTGGCGTTCCTTTACGGTCTGCTGGTCGTTATCACAGGATTAAGATGAGTCCTACTAGCAGTTCATGGAAAACGGCTGTAGCGGCTGAAATAGAGATTGTAGGACAGGGAACTCGATGACTCAGTTTCGTACATTACCTGTATTTGGTGCTGACAATCGTGCTGTTTCAGAGGTTGTCCGTGGGATTATGGACGGTAAGACTAATAATACTGGGACGATTACTCTAGCGACTGGAAATGCCACTACAACTACGTTATACGACGAGCGTATAGGCTACGACAGCCTTATTTTCTTGGTTCCTGTATCTAGTGCTGCATATACTGATTCGATGCCTTATGGAGCGTTTCAGAGCGTTGTAGACCAAACTATAACGGCTAATACAGCTACGGCAATGACGTTAGATACGACTGACTACTCCAATGGAGTATATCTATCTAATAGTTCTAGGATGAATGTAAGGAATACTGGTATTTATAATCTGCAATGGTCAGGACAGTTTCAAAATACCGATACCGTATTGCATGATGTTAGCGTTTGGTTAAGAAAGAACGGTTCAGACGTAACAGGATCAACAGGTTTTATATCGATTCCTAATAGTCATGGCGGTGTAGATGGTCATGCTATTGCAGGATGGAACTATTTCATAGAATTAACTGCTGGTGATTACATTGAGATTTATTGGTCAGCTACTAATGCTGCTGTAAGTCTTCAGTTTTACGGTACTCAGACTAGTCCGACTAGACCGAGTACAGCTTCTCTTATTACAACTGTGAATTATATTTCTCCTAATGCTTCGACTAACGTATATGTCAGTAATCAGACTCAAGGAAGTGCAACATTGAATCATTGGGCTAATAGTACGGTGAATAAGACATATGGCTATATTGTGGTGGGTTAATGGAATATCGATATATTGCACCACAGGAACTAAGAAATTGGTGGTCTAGCGTTAAGTTAGGCTTAGAAAAGATTAAGAGTAGGAGTCCAGAGAACTGGATAGTTGAAGATGTATATACGGACTGTTTTAACCAAAAAAGTCTGTTATTTGTGCTGATAGAGAACAACCATTACGCTGGATTCTTTGTTTTACAGCCACAAGGCGAAACTCTGCATTTATGGGCTGCTTATTCGTTAGAAAATAGTTATGATGTTGTCGAAAATGCCTTAAAATATATAAAAGGCATGGCTGCTGAAGCTAACGTCAAATACATAACATTTTCTAGCCATAGGCGAGGTTGGGCTAAAAGGGCGGTTAGTTACGGATTCCGTCCAAGACAATGGATTTGTGAGGTGTAATTATGGGTGGTGGCGGCGGAAGTCAAAAGAGCACAACAACTACGAGTATCGATCCTCGTATTGCTCCTTATGTAACGTATGGCTTAGAAGAAGCTAAACGACTCTATCAAGGTGCTGGTCCACAGTATTTTCAAGGGCAGACCTACGTATCTCCTTCAGAAGCTACTCAGCAATCGCTACAAATGGCAAGAGAACGCGCTTTAGGCGGTTCTCCACTTATTAAGGCTGCACAGCAAGAGCAATTAGACACAATCGCTGGTAGAGGCGTTAATCCATTCCTAGCGGGTGCTTTAGAAGGCGTAAATCGTCAGGCTGGTCAGGATTACACTAAAGCAGTTCAGGCATTACAGTCTCAGGCTGCATCGGCTGGTCGTTATGGCTCTAGTGCTATGGGTCAACAAACAGGTCAGGCTCAAGACATATTTGCTAGAAACATAGCAGAAGCAGGTAACAGAATGGCTTATCAGTCTGCTGAGGCTGAACGTGCTCGTCAAGTTGCTGCATCTCAGTTAGCTCCACAGATGGCTGCTGCTGATTATTACGATATTAATCAATTGCTAAAAACTGGTCAGGCTGGTGAAGGCTACGATCAAGCTAAGTTGCAAGCAGATATTAACCGTTGGAACTACGAACAGAACTTGCCACAAATGAAACTAAGTCAGTTTGCGAATCTATTCTCTAGTGTTCCTCAAGGCACTACGACTACGCAATCTGCTACGCCTACAGGGGGTAAATAATGGGTGATCCTATTTCTGCTGGTGTTGTAGGCTCAACAATCATGCCTACTGCTGGTGCAGCATTAGCAAATCCTATAACTGGAGCATTAGCTACTGGAATGGGTGGAGGCTCATTATTTGGGTTTGATCCTACTATTGGTGGTTTTGGTCAAGGCATTTGGGAAGGTGTTAAAGGAATTAATACATTTGCAAATCAAAATCCTATAACTGCTCAACTAGGTCTTAAAGCTGCTAGTAGTCTAATGCAGGAGCCACAAGTTCATTATGCACAGCCAGGACAAATATCTCGCGGTCAGATTCAGCCAGTAGATTACATGAGTCTATTAAATCCGCAGCAGCAGACTGTTATGCGTCCACAACCAATTTCTTTGCTATAGGTGATGTATGGCAATTTCTGATTACATTCCTAATATATTTGGTCCACAAGAAACCATATATCAAGGATTACTAGGGCCACAAGATGCTGCTGCACTATCGCAGAGGTCTAACATTGCAGGTCTATTAGGAACTGCTGCTGCTTTGGCTGCTGGCATGGGTTCACAAGGTCCTAAACGCTCTGCTACACAGAATATCTTAGCTGCTCTAGGTGCTGGTTATGGCACTGCTGGACAAGTGTATCAAGGTGGAATTGAGCAGTTAGCTAATGCTCAGAAGCTGTCTCAAATGAGACTAGAGGCTACTCGCGCACAAGAGACGCAAAATGCTATTAACAATATGTTGGCTGATCCATCTATTGCTAACGATCCACTAGCTATTGCATACATTCGTAGTAATCCTGCTGATGCGATTAAAGAATACGCACAACAGAAGGCTTTCCAGAGAGAACGTGAAGCAACTAGACAATCTATGTTTGGTGCTCAACCTACTCCTGCTCAGGGTGCTCCAGTTGAAGGTGCTGCGTTACCTGCACAAGTAGCTCAAGGTAATTCAGAAATAGCCATGTTAGAGCAACAGATTCAAAATGCTATGGCTGATGCTGCTGCTTATGGTGCTCGTCGTGATCCAGTTAAGCAAGAAGCTGCATTACGTTCAGTTGAGAAATTACGTGAACGTCAAGGTAACTTATTGGCTGGTGAAATTGATATTCGTGACCGTATGGCAAAGGCTCCAGAAGGATTTAAGCAGCAATATAAGACTATTGCAGACTTAAAAGAAACTGGTGTTCTTAAAGGTAAAGACTTACTCGATGCTATTCAGAAGGTTGATACGGCTGTTCAGGAATCGTCTAAACAGTATCGTTATGACGGTATTATTGGTCAATATGCGTATCAGATGTTTGGCACTAATGATGCAACTAAGTTAAGTCCAGAGCAAAATCGTAATATATTGGCATTTGCTAATGCTCCAACTCAGGCAGATCAAACTAAAGTTGCTATCGATGCACAGAAGTTACAGTTTGAAACTGGTAAGGCTCCTGCATTGCCTAAGTCTCGCGAGCAGTTTATACAAGGTCAGGTTGTTCCTGCTGCTGCTGGAGTTGTGCCTACTGCTAGTGTTGTTCCTACTGCTCCTGAAGTAGTCCCTACTGAAGTTATTCCTCAAACTGGACCACGTATCAGAGGCATGTTAGAGCCAATGGCACAGCCTCCTGCTCCTATTGTTGCTCCTGAATTGCAGAGAACTGGCACAGTACAAGCACCACAAATTGCACCAGCACCACAACCAGTTCAACCGCCAGTAACTCAACCTAGAGCAGTACAGCCACAAGCTCCTAAAGCAGTTCAACCGCAAGCACCTAAAGTTGTTCAGCCAGCACAGCCACAAGTACAACAGGCTCCAAAAGCAAAGCCAGCAGTTGATATTGGCAAAGTAACTCCATTGGTGCAACAGCCTGATGCAAAAGTTCCTCCAAAAGAGAAACAAAAATTAATTGCTGCTCAACCTGCAACTATTGGATTAGTTAATTATTCTGTAACTCAGTTGGTAGATGCTAGAGATGCTGCACAAGCATTGCTTAATAGCCCTAAAGAACTAAAAGCTATTTCAGGTATGACAGGTCCTACAATGGCTAAAGTTCCTGGTACTGATGCTTTTACAGGTGCTCAAAAGCTAGAAAATCTGCAAACTAGAGCATTTGTTACTGAAATTCAGAAGATGAGACAAGCATCTCCTACTGGCGGTGCTGTTGGAAGTGTTACTGAAAAAGAAATGGGTGCATTGTCTAACATTCAAGCATCATTGAAAGCAGGTCTAAAAGAAGATGTACTTAAAAAACAATTACAGCAATATATTAATAGTGCTAATCGTGCATTAAAGACAATTCCTAATGAATATGCTCGTACTTACGGATATAACGGTGAGTTCGACGATATTCTAAAAGGTGGAGTTGTACAACAGCAGCCAAGTGCATTACCTAAAGGCGTAACTGTTAAAAGGAAAGGCAGTCAGTAATGGCTAATTTTACTTACGATGTAAAAATTCCTGGCTATGACGACACATTTGAGGTTAGTTCTCCTACAGAACTTACAGATCAACAAGCCTATGAGTATGCGCTTCAATCAATTCCTCCTAGAACTATTGCACAAGAGGCTACTAGGGCTGCTGGTTTAGCTACTAGGGCATTGGCTCCTGTTGCTACTGGTGCTGCTATAGGTGCTCCATTTGGTCCTGTAGGCGTTATGGCTGGAACATTGGCTTTACCTGCTGCTGAACTAGCTACACAAGCTGCTAATGTCGTATTACCGCAACAGTATCAAATTCCATCTCCTGCTGGTGCTGTAGAGAATCTAATGACTAGCATTGGTTTGCCACAAGCTGAAACTACTGGCGAACGTATGGGTCAAGCTGCTATCGGTGCTTTAGGTGGTGCTGGTAGCCAAATTGCTGGTGCTGCTAGATTAGCTAAAACTGCTACTACTGATTTAGGTCGTCGTATATCAGAAATGTTATCTCAGGCTCCTGGTAGGCAATTGGCTGCTGCTGCTCCTGCTGCGGCTGCTGCACAAGGCGTAGGTGAGGAGTTTGGTCCGTTAGCTGGTGCTGCTACTGGCATGGCTGTTGGTGCTCCATTTGGTGTTGGTGGTCGTCCTAGAGTTGGTCCTACTGCTGAAGAATTAGCTACTAAGTCAAGTCAATTATTTAAGCAAGCTGAACAGGCTGGTATTGCGTTTAGTACACCAAGATTCACACAGAAAATGGCTACTGTAGCTGCTGATCTTCGTAGTGAAGGTTATACGCCTACTGCTTATCCTAAGATTGATGCTGCGATACAAGAATTAACTAATCCAGCTATGCGTAAGGATTTCACAGAACTTCAGGCACTTCGTAAGGTAATTCAAGGTGCTCAGGCTAGTACTGATCCAGCAGAACGTCGTTTAGCTACTATTCTTAAAGATCAGTTTGATGATTATGTTGCTAATGCTCCTGCGGCAGACATTTTAGGCACTAATACTAAAACTGGTACAGAACTATGGAAACAGGCTAGAGGTGAATATTCTAAGCTGATGAAAGCTGACGTATTTGAGAATATGCTTGAAAATGCAAAACTTGACGTAAGTAAATTTACGGCTTCTGGTGCTGAAAACTCTATGGCTCAACAGTTACGTCAGTTAGCTAAGAATGACAAGAAAATGAGGATGTTTACTCCAGCAGAACAAGCAGAAATTAAGGCTGCTGCTAAAGGTACAAGCGTTCAAAATCTATTGAAATTCTTTGGTAGATTTGCTCCTACAGGTCCCGTTAGTGGTGCATTTGCTGGTGGTGCATCAATTTATGATCCTACTATTGGACTTCCATTAGCTGCTGGTGCTGGTTTATCGAGATTAGGTGCTACTGCACTTCGTAGGCAATCTGTAGAGCGTTTAGCAGATATGATGCGTTTAGGTGCTCCAGTTCCAAAACAAATTCCTGTTTCAGCAATTACTGGTGGCAGAGGTTTAATATCTCCTCAGGTTCCATTAGATGTAACTTCTGAGCAACTTCAACAGATATATGGACAATAATCATGGCAAAGAACAAAGTTAGCGAATGGTCAGCTACAGCGTCAAATAATACCGATATTGCAGGTATTAACATTGCTGAAGGTTGTGCTCCTAGCGGTATCAATAATGCTATCCGTGAGCTAATGGCTCAAGTTAAGGATATGCAAACTGGTGCTGATAGCGATGGTTTTGTTGTTGGAGGAACATTCACAGCATCCGGTGGTGCAGTTCTTTCTGGAACTGTAACTGCTCCTACTGCTTCTAGTGGAGATAATTCTACTAAAGTAGCTACAACCGCTTTTGTTACTGCCGCTTTAGCTTTAGCTTATCCAGTTGGATCAATTTATATAAATGCAACTAATAGCACTAACCCAGGAACATTACTTGGATTTGGTACGTGGGTTGCTTTTGGTGCTGGTCGTGTAATGGCTGGTTATGATTCTACTAATTCAGCATTTAACGCATCAGAAAAAACAGGCGGTTCTGCGGATGCTATTGTTGTTAGCCACACTCATACCGTTACTGATCCAGGTCACACACACACTTTAAATAATGGAACAAATGTTGTTAGGTCTGGTTCCCCAAGAAATAAAGCTGATGGTGGTAGTGCTGATTTGAATGTTGTTAATCTTAGTATTGCATCAGCTACTACAGGAGTTTCTATTGATTCAACTGGTTCATCAGCAACAAACGCTAATTTACAGCCATACATTACTGTTTATATGTGGAAACGGACTGCCTAATCATGGAAAAGATTGAACTCACAGATCAGCAGATTGACCATATCGCAGAGAAAGCAGCAGAGGTAGCTTTCAAGAAGATATATGAGGAAGTAGGTCGCTCTGTTGTTAAAAAGATATTCTGGATTGTTGGTGCTGGTGCTCTAGGTCTATTGTTCTGGATGGCTGGTAACGGTCAACTGCCTAAGTAAATGTGGACCCATTCACTCTACTTGCGCTTGCGAATGGTGCTGTTGCCGCTTGTAAGCAAGGCTGCAAACTTTATAAAGACATTAAAGGTGCGGCTGGAGACGTTAAGGAAGTTTTAGACGATCTAAAGAAGCAATTCTCTAAGATTGAGCATCCTACTAACGAGCAAAAGATACAGTTTAATCAAGAAGTTCAGAGAGTTCAGGAGATAGCTAAGGCTGATCCTAATGATACGATTACTCAGATTGGCGACCATTTAGGAAAGTTCTTTGATGTTTTAGACCAGATAGAAGCAGTATTTTGGGAAGAAGAAAAGAACTCTAAACAGGTCTATAAAGGTGAGTTATCAGTAAGTCGTAGAGCACTACAAAGAGTATTGATTAGATCGCGTTTAGACCAGTTACAAGCCGAGATCAGAGAGGAGATGGTATATAACACCCCTCCAGAATTAGGCGACTTGTGGACCCGTTTTGAGAAGATGCGCGATAAGGTAGTAGCAGAGCAAAAAGCAGCGAAAGATCAAGAGTTAAGAGAAATACAGAAGGCTCAAGCTAAAAAACGTCGGATGATTAGGGAATTTAAAGAACAAGTTACCTATTTTGGTGCTGTTCTTTTTGTAACGCTATGGCTTCTAGGACTCCTAATAATGATAAGGACGAGCCACACATACCGTGGACTCTACTGGTATGTTTATTAGTAATGGCTCTAGTACTGGTTTTGGCATTGCCTATGATCGGTATTATTT